AAATAAGTTTATCTGCTTCTGCTTTGAGTTCGGCTATCTTCTTTAGAATTTCAGCCTTGCGAGTTGCGTTCTCGTTGTTCGCCTTTATTCCTGTATGCCATTCAAACAATTCGGCATTAAACTCGGGTAGGCTTCTGATGTAATCTATCAATTCTTGTGGCATACCTTCCCATATATTCTCTTTCTTTTTTATGTCGCTTGCGTCAACCTTGCTCCATTCCGAGCCAGCCTTAAGATATAACTCAAAAGCGTTATTGGCTCTTGGCTTCCAGTCACCTTGTTTATCATAGATACTACTTAAGACTTCGCTGAATCTATCTTCCGAAACTTCAACACCGAATATAGTCGGCTTATCTTCTTTTTTAGGAGCAAATATAGCCTTGTAAACTCCTTTAGATTCTTTCACGCCATAGCTGTAGGACACGCCATCGCTGTAGGACACGCCATCGCTGTAGGACACGCCATTGCTGGAGTACACGCCATCGCTGGAGGACACGCCATAGCTGGAGGACACGCCATCGCCGTAGGACACGCCATCCGAGGAGGACACGCCATTCGAGTAGTACACGCCATTCGAGTTTTTAATTGAGTCTGTCATATTATTTTGTTAAATTATAGTTTTTCATGTTTTATTTTGATTAGTAGAATATTCTTTGTACTACATAGACGGTGATTACTACAATCCCTAGAAAACATAACGCTTGTGCTATTTCGTTGTCTATTTTCATCTTATAAAGTTTTAAGAAATTGTTTGAGGTTTTTCTCTGAAAACACAACTACCTCCTCTAATGTTTTATTTTTCCGCACATCGAATCTCTGTATATACCTTCGGTTCTCCTCTTTTTCAACCCACTCCTGTATACGCTTGATCGTGTCGGACTTGCCTGCTTTAAATCCCACACCGTAAAAGTCTTCTATCTCTATACTATATCCAATTGGTTCTAAACCATTACAGGTAACAGTTACGCCACCTGAACATATCTTCTTTGCCGTGAGTTTCTTTTTACTTTTCGAAGTAGCTTTTTTCATTTTAGGTTTTTTAAATAGTCCTGAATCCAATCTCTGTGAATCTTCCAGCGTGGCATATCGCCTGAAGAAGTGTTTATCGCTCGTAGTTGCGTTCTTGTACCGTCAACATTCAATCTGCCAACCTTGATTAGCTTCCTGATGTTGTCGATTCCAAGAGGTATGAAGCCCATGTCGTGTACTTCGTTTGGTGTGTACCATTCTTTCTCGAATTTCATATTATTATTGTTAAGTTTTAGAAAGGAAGCGAGTCTACTGTGATTTGCGTATGCGTTTCTACTGGCTTCATTATTTGCTTTGCGCTTAATTCTCCAATCTTTAACTCATGCTTCTTTACAACCGCAATTAGCTTCTCTACTGTTTCTTTAAGCAAATCAAGTTCACTCAATGGTCTGAATTTCTTATACATTTTTCCGTTGTATTCCTCCTCGTAGATTTCAATATCTACCTCGTCGCCTTCTAGCCATGTTGCCGTGACTTTATTTCCAAATCCATTTAAGTATTCGTTTCCTGTCGCTTCGGTTTTGATTGAGCAGGTCGTGTACTGTTTCCCTGCCTTGCTAGTCTTCTGTTCATTCTTTACGAACGTGAGTTTTGCCTTCATGTTTTATAGTTAAGATTTTTTAGAATAACCTGCTGTTAATTCGTGGATTCTTTTAAGCTCCGCTTCTGTATATCCGATAGTTGTTCCTTCCTTCTTAATGAGATAATCTTTCCATGCGCTGTACTGTATATTCCAATCGCCGATCACCGCTCTGTTAGCTCGTGCGTTGGCAATCTTTGACTTCGGTACAGCTTTCCAGTCTAGCGTTTCAATATCGTATTTGTACTTAAAGTCTGAAGCTGGCTCAATGTCTTTCGATATATAGTTATCGTATATATCCTTGTAGCGGTTCATAGTGTCCATTAAATCAAATTCGATTCCGTAGCATTTAAACTTTGTACCTTCTCTTGTAAGTTCAAACTGGTATATCCCGTCAATTACGAAAGCGTCTTTAAAATGGACATAAAACAGGATTCCTTTCTTTGCTTTAATCGAAGCCATGTAAAAAGCAAGTTGCTTTAAGTAGGAGGTTTTTGGATTGCAATTTTCAAGGTCTTTCTTCTGATAATCTCCAAAACTCGTTTTTATCTCAATCGGGACTTGCTCGCCTTCTATGTCTAGGAGGCCGTCCATATATCCTGTAACTTTAATGCCGTTCCAATCAATATCGACACGGTGTTGGTCGCCGTCTTTTGGTTCAACTAATATGCCCATTCGCTTAAAGGTATCAATTACACGCTTTTCTACCATTGTGCGGACTTCTAATCCGAATTTGGTATGCGGTGTCATTGGATTAGAGCGAGGCAATCCTTTCCATTCGGCGTATATCTCAAACTTATCCTTCTCCGAATCAGTTGCCCAAAAGCTATTCTTCTGGTGCGATTCTTTACGCTCCTCAAGTAGCTGTTTCTGTATTTCAGTAACTAAGTTTTTCATTATATAAGTTTTAGAATTCCTTTCTTTGTATCAGCAGAACAGTATCGCCAGTCGATCGATTCCTCTCGAATCTTCTTATATTGGCTTTCTTTGACTGGTACCATACCGACATGCAGCGTGGCATAATCCCCATATCTTTTCAGTACGCATAGCCAGAAGTCTTGATTGCCTTTTCGGTACTTAACAAACTCAAATCCGTCATTCCTCATTCTGAATAATATATCGCCGTATCTTGGTATTCGCATGTCGAGAAACTTGAAGGCGGGCACGAATCTACCTTTTAAGAGCAATGCTTCAATTCGCTGGCGTTGTGAAGGTTTTTTCATTTTGTTTTTTTGTTAGTTTCTTGTTGGTCTATCTTTTGGTGTTGCCTGATTAAAATATAAGAGGTATCAAGTTCCGAAATTTCTTCTTCTGTTGCCTCCCTTAGTTTAGAATACATGGCCGCAGTCGTTACAAATTACAATATCAGCGTCAGTAATAGTTCCGTCTTCGTCTTCGTAGAAATCAGACTTGTAATAAAGGTCGGTCGAACCGCATACGTCACACTCTGGCTCTTCGATCTGTTTGAAGCGCATGTGTAGCTCGTCTAGCTTTGGGGTTGTTGTCACCTTGTCGAGTAGGCTTTGCATGTTGTTGTTTTGTTAGAAGTTGAAAACATATCTTCCGTTAAAGAAATCACTGCAATCTTTTTCTAAATCTTCTAATGCTCGTTGAGATTTTTTTATATTATGCTCAATGTCTGTTTTCCTATCGCCTAGCCATATTTTTTTAGCCATATCTCGTATCTCCTCGTAAGGTCTTAAAGATAATCCCCAGCGAGCTAATAGGTATTTCGGAGAAGAATAACTGTCGGTCAATACGCCTACTACTATCGGGTCTATATCCTCTTTGTTTTCAGACCAGATTTCCACTTTGTTGAAAAACTTTCTATTTTGTACTTCCGTCAAAAGACGCATTACCTGAATTGGCACAACTCCTTTGTACTGCCTTACTTCTGTTTTATTTGGGCAATAAGTTTCCCATGTATTGACTTCTGCACTATTTAATTCAGGGAATGGAATAATGCCCTTGCTTACATCCATTTCGAGCGAAGCGGCTTTTTGCTTATACTCTTCAATGTCTTCGGTATAAGTCGGCGACAGAATGTCTATCAAGTCGAATGTTTCGAGTTCTAATTCTCTCTTGTTGAGAACCTTGTTGAGCAATCCGTTTTGGATTTTCATGTTGTCTTTTGTTAGGGAGTATTTTGCTTGGATAAGTTGTTTGTTTTAGGCTTCTGTTATCGAACGGGTCGAAAGTTGAAGCGTTCTGTCTTATCTGCCTACCATATTACACGCAAATTGTTAAATAAGCAAGTGCAAGTTATTAAGTAAGTATTGTTATATTGTAGAATTATTTTGTTTTGTTTCTTTTGATTCATGTTTATACCAGTTGACGCGCATTTCAATCGCTTTCAAAATCTTCTCAAGTGCCAAGCAAGTCTGATGCGTTCTTTCGACTTCCGCTTCCTTCTTCATTTCGTCTACTAGTTGGTCAACAGTCGCCCAATCCGCTTTCAATTCAAGTTTGTTTAATACTAATTTCTTCCCTTCTTTATTCATTCCTTTTGCAAATTCCAGCATTTTAAGAGTCCTCCCACGCTTTCTAGCACAATAGGCGACAATATGGCTGTCTTTTGCGTTCCCTAGCTCTAGGCGTAGGTAGGCGAGTGTTTGGCTGATTCTTTCGTACAAGTCTACTAAAAGACCGATTTGCATATCTTTGTTTCCGATTCTTGCGTATTCGTCTATGAGTTGTTGGGCTTGGGTCATAATTGTTTTTGTTTAATTTTTTCGTATCTTTTTGGGTCTAACTTTATGAGTCCTGAATGTATGTCGTGATGGCAGAAGGCGCAAACGCATATTCCATTATCAGGGTCTTGTGCTAGGTCTATCCTCGCACCGCGAGTGAGTAAATGATGCGAACATAAAGTCTGTCTATCGCCGTATCTTCCGCAAACCTCACAATGCCACTTCGCTCTTGTGCAAACTTCTTCGTGTAATTTTTTAAGATTTTGTTTTGCCATATCGTCTTCCAATATACACGGAACCATGCCACAGTCAAGTGTAATTTATTTAATAACTTACCATTGACAACGGCTATACCCCCGTGTTATGATACTGTTGGTTTTAAAATTTAACAAAACAAAAAAATGAAAAACCAAATGTTTCCAAACAACAAGTCCGACTGGGTGCTGTTTGTAATCCTACTCGCAGGAGTAACACTAGCCTGTTGCGTAATGGTCAAAATGTTATGGATAGCTGATATTTTCTAAAACAAAAACTATGACAAAAACAGACAAGCTACAGGCGGGGGCAATCATTGCAATCTGGGTCTTGGTAATGTTGGTCAATCTATTTTTATTTATTAAGTAAAAACAAAATGAAAAAAACTACAATCGCAACAATCAGCGTTTTCGCATTTATAGGGCTTCTGGCGTGCTTTGTGGCATTGAGCGGTGTTACCTATGCGGAAGACACTACAAAGTGCCAACAGGGCGATGAAACAGCGTGTTACGGCGAAGCTACAAGTAGGGCGCAGGCCGTTTACGATGACGCAGAAATGGAATATATCATGGCGAAGGCTACTTATGAGCAAGCTCTCGCAACTTACGAAGAGGCAACTAGTAATCTTGCATGGAACAAATACAAGGATTTGAAAGACGGCGGTTATCCTGATGCCACAAGATTACAAGAGTTAGGAGTGAAAGCTGGTATAGTTTTTTAGATGAACCTGTAGCAAGTTCTAAAACTGCAAGTGAATTAGATTGGTTTGAGGATATGTTCCTACTCCCCAAGGAAGCCTATGTTGAAAATCATCCAGAAGAATACTGTTATAAAAAGGACGTAGACGAGGATCAGAATCAATATGTAAGATACGCCTCTATGATAAGTAGCAACGACCTCGATTTCCTTTCAACCCTCGAAGCTGAAAATGGGTTATGGACTTCCGATAGGGTTGGAATAACTGGAGATATTGGATTTTGCCAATTCTCGCCATATTATCATCCTGATACAGTAAATGATGATAGATTCTATACAGACCCATACTGGCAACTCGACCAATGCTGGGAGCATTATCAGGGAGGTACTAGGTTTTACGGATATGATAATCGCAACAATGTTAAAGATAGATTTATCTGTCCGACATAGACGAAACTTTTAAATTCAGATTATAACCAAATCAATATGAAAACAGCTATTCTGATCGCGGAAGGGGTAAAACAAATTATGCTCACGCCAGAAAATAATGCAGAAACTGAGGCACTCAGCTATATTTCACCTAAGGATGATATCCACACGGTAGTAATAAAAAAAGGACAGTTTGACGACGAAGACCATGTTTTTGGTGCAGATGTTTATTTGTGCAATGGTGGATACTACAGGGCGGAAAGAAAAAAGGATTCAGTTATGTTTGTTATAACTCCAAAAACTGAAAAAGAAGTTTGACTTTTCCCCTCACTCGTGTATGCTTCTGTTGTTAAAGCCCATCAAGCACGCAGAGATATACTCACTATATCGATCTCCAAAGCCTATTCACCGCAAGTCTTGATGGACTCCTAGCAATAGGATGTTGGTGGATAGGCTCTGAAGGTTTAACCCATCAAGCATATGAAAAAGTATTCTGAAAAACTAAAAGACCCAAGATGGCAAAAGATTCGGCTTAAAGTTCTTGAGCGTGACGAATGGGCATGCGTAAATTGCGGGGAAGATAAATCAATGCTGGCTGTCCATCATAAAATTTATAAAAACGGTAAAAACCCGTGGGATTATAAACTGACCGACCTTATTACTTTATGCGATGAGTGCCATCGAGAACAGTCAGAGTCTATGGATAACGATTATGCTTTTTTAATTGAAGACCTTAAAACCATTGGATTCTTATATGGGGATATAGATTCTTTAAGAAATGGGATATATAATTCAACACTATATAAAGGCTCGAGGGATTTCCATCCAGCCTTCCCAGCCGCTATTGGAAGTGCCTTTGAAATAGAAGAAATACAGCAGGGATTACTTAAATTATATTTCGACCATTTAAAAAAGAAATATGATAATTGAAAACGGTTGCATTTTTATTGCACGCCAAATACAAATAAGTGAAATATGGGAAAAGCCTGCCGAATGGCTGAAGGTTTGGATTTATGTCTTACAGGAAGTCAACCATGCAGATAATAAATTATTCAAACGAGGTGAGAATCTTTTTAATTATAATGATATGGTTCGGGACTGCCGTGTAAAATATAATTCTATCGCTAAATTTATAAAATGGGCAAAATTGGCTAGACTCGTGGCGACACAAAAGACGACACGCGGAGTAGTCATATTTGTGCTTAACTACGACAAATATCAGACTTTGAATAATTACAAAGGCGATACAAAAAGCGATACGAGTGGCAAAATAGAAGCGAAACAGAAGCGAAATAGAGGCGATACTATAAACAAGAATGATATAAACAATATGAATGAAAAGAATAAGAGAATGTCCGAAACGGACTTTGATAGCTTTTGGAGTGAATACCCAAGAAAAGAAAGTAAGCAAGAATCCCTTAAGAGGTTCTTGAAACTGGATAAAGAACTCATGCCCGTCATTCTCGAAGCCGTAAAGAGGCAAAAAGCTTCCGCGCAATGGCAAGAACCTAAATACATACCACACCCGTCAAAATGGCTTAATCAGGCTAGGTGGGAAGATCAGCCCGTGCTTGACCCACGAGCTAGACTACCAGACGAGAAGTGGGGCGCATGGCAGTTGCGACTCTCGAAACTAGATAGCCAAAATTAAAAAGATGGAAAAACAAATATACAATTCGGAAGCTGAAAAAGCCTTGATAGGTTGCATTTTTTCAGACCCGTCAATACTTGAAATGATAAACTTGGATAAAGAAGATTTTTATCTTGAGCCGTACAGGATAATTTACGGGTGTATGAAGTATCTGAAAGGCAAAGGGATAACGCCAGACTTATTAACCGTTGACAGTGAACTAAAGAAAGCAAAAAGAATTGATAAGGTTGGTGGTTCGTATGTTCTAGCGGAGGCTCACGATTCCGTTATTAGCGTTGGGCATTTTGAATCTTATGTTGTATTGATTAAGGAGGCGTCAAACAGGAGGAAATTAGCTGAATCACTAGGGTCTATCGAGAAAATGATTGAAGGCGAATGTTCTTCCGCTGATTTACAGATTGCTTTAACGGAATTGGCAAAAAATATAAGTCCAGTCGGTAAAAAGCCAGAAGGGGATATAAATTCAAGCAACATGGAAGGAGAAATTGACGCACTTTTAGCCACTAGAACGGATTACACTTGGGGTACTCCTGCACTTGATAGAGATTTCTCGCCATTAAGCACTTCCAAGTATGTAATTCTTGCAGGTGAAACGGGAGTCGGTAAGACAACCTTCGCTCTACATTTCGCAATCGAAAACGCAAAACTTAATCATAAGGTTTTGTATCTGTCACTTGAAATGACGAATCAGGCTTTGCTTATCCGTTACGCAAGGGCAAGACTTGGTATAACAAAGACCAAATGGAAGGCTAAAGATTACAGTAAGGAAGAAATCAAGAAAATAATAAGCGACTTGCCAAGCAATCTTGTTTTCAAGGAAATAAAACTAGACGGGGAAAGTGTTGATTTGGAATGGATATCGGAGGTTATAACAAATGGCGATTACGACATGGTTTTTATAGATAATTTTGGATTTATAGAATCGCAAGGCAAAGACGAAAACGATAAATTCAAAACCATATCAAGAAGAATTGTTGAAATAGTTAAACGCAAGCCCGTTATAATCGTGGCACTTCACCACTTCCGCAAGGGAGGAGAAAGAGAATCTAAAATCAGGAATATCAATGCGCTTATGGGTACGGCAAAACTAGCACACGACATTGATTTCTGCGTACAGGTGTTGAGAGATATGAGTTTGGACAAGGATAGTAGTGACGCTGACCGTTCCGAATTATCTGTTGCGTTACAAAAAGACAGGGATTGGGGAGAGTTTGTTTGCAACCCTGTTTTCTTCAAGAAAGGTAAATTTTATGATATATTTTAAACATGGAAGAAATAATTTACATCGAGAATGAGTACGGGCAACTGGGCTATATAGACCCAGAAACAGGAGAAGAAATGTGGATTTAATTTCGCAAAAAGAAGATTTATAAAAACTTAAACCATGTACTGCCATATCTGCCAGCAATTAGGAAGACAAGAAGAGGCTACCGAGATTGAGCCGAACGTATATCGCTGTTCGGTTTGCGGGACTGTTTGGATTTTGTCTTTTTAATTCTCTTGACTTTTTTTGTTACCTGTGGTAAGAAAGGAGCGTACAAGGACAAATGTAAGTTTTGAAGGCTGTATTATCTAGGTGGAGAAGGGAGAGAAATCCCGTCCTTGTACACCTGCACCTAGAGAATATAGCCTTTGAATTGTATCTCAAAGCTCCTACGGGACTACGCAGAGAGATACGCACAAACAGCTTTCAGGGGTAGGATGAATAATCCGTTTAGCAATTTTCCTCTGAACAGCGATTGACAATTAGATATGATTAAAATTGTCCACGATTAACTCACAAGAGACTGCCGTCCTAGACATGAGGTAGACAAGTGGAAAATAAAGTCAATACTGCAATGGCAGGTATTAAGGGAGTAGCCGTGAGTTGGCTCTTACTTGAGGTTAGTACCTCCAAAGAAATAATAAGCCTCCAACAGCTTTAATACCGACAGAGAATGACTTATCCCTGTAACGCTAGACCGTGGGGGGAATGAAGTACGCTTGCGAAACTGTAACCAAAACACAACTTCATGCGGTTAGTTAATATCCCAAGAAAATTCAGAAATAAATTACATGGCAAAAGAGTTCGTGGTACTTTTTATATAAAAGGACGGTCTGGTAAAAGAAGTAAGGGGCGTTTTTCTACCTGTTGGGAACCTCCTTCAAAATGCACAACTAAAATTGATTATGATCTATATATCCAATCACCTAAATGGCAAGAAGTTCGCAAAAGACTATCCAAAAGAAAAAAGAAAGGCTGTCATTGCTGTAAGCGTAAGGGTAGTTTAGACCTACACCATGTAACTTACGACAGGCTTGGTAAAGAATTGGATTCCGATTTGGTTTGGTGTTGCCGTCAATGTCATGAGTAAATACATAAAACAAGATACGAAAAAAGAATATCCATAAGACAAGCAACAAAAGAGGTGAAGGAATGGTTTGCGGTAAACTCTTCTTGACTTTCTTCCGCTAAAGTGCTAAAGAAATTACAGAAAGTAATTTTGCAGATATGGTTTTCGTAAAAGGTGAAGTCACAAATCCAATTGGAAGGGAGAAAGGCTCGAAAAATAATAAAACTGTTGAATGGGAGATTTTCCGTGAATGGTTTCTTGATACTGGTATTTTCAGATTAAGACAGGAAATGGAAAAGCTCGAAGGTAAAGACTTGGTTTACACTGTTAAGGATTTGCTCGAGTATTTCCAGCCTAAACTTGCACGCAACGAAAACAAAAACGAAATGTCAGGAGAGGTAAAGATTTCGTGGGATAAAAACTAAAAATGCAAATCAAGATTCCTTTTAAGCCTAGAGATTATCAGCAGGGTGTAGTTGATTATATTATATCAGGAGGGACAAGGGCTTTTTTGTTGTGGCATAGACGATCAGGAAAAGATTTGTTGTTGTGGAATTTAATGTTCAGAATGGCAATCCAAAAAAAAGGGTTGTACTACTATTTCCTTCCGCAATACACTGCTGCTAAAAAGATAATTTGGGACGGTATCACCATAGACGGCATGAGGTTTATTGATTACATACCAAAAGAAATGGTGGTAAATCGGAATGAAACAGAATTGAAACTCAACCTCACTAACGGGAGTATAATACAACTAATCGGGACTGATAATTACGATTCCATCCGCGGTACAAACCCTATTGGTTGCGTATTCAGCGAGTACGCATATCAAAATCCACAGGCTTGGGAAGTAGTCAAACCTATTCTCAAAGTTAATAAAGGTTTCGCAATCTTCAACACAACTCCTAACGGGAAGAATCATGCCTATGAGATTTACGAAATGGCAAAGAATAATCCGGAATGGTTCACGCAAAAGCTGACAATCAACGACACAAACATTTTAACAGATAAGGATATTCAAGAGGAACGATTAGAAGGCATGAGCGAAGAAATGATACAGCAGGAGTATTTTTGCAGTTTCGATATTGGAACACTTGGCTCAATCTATAACGATCAGTTACAAGAGGCAATCAAGCAGAACAGAGTTTGTGCCGTTCCGTATGATAAACTGCTAGAGGTTGACGTTATTCTCGATTTAGGACGCACAGATTCAACGGCAATCTGTTTTAGACAGGAGTTAGGGCAAGAGGTGCGATTTATAGATTATGAAGAAGGCAACTTGAAAGCTGTTGAGTATTATGTTGAGCTGTTACAGAAGAAGCCTTACAGATACGGGACAATGTATTTACCTCACGACGCATTTCATAAACGCATGGAGGCGCAGAAAAGCATAGCCGAACAGTTTGAAACAGCAGGCTTCAGAGTCGAGAAGGTTGAGGAACACAGCATTGAAAACGGAATACAGGAGGTCAGACGAGTATTCCCACGATTCTGGCTCGACAAGGAGAAATGCAAACAACTGATAAAAGCTCTTGAGAATTACCACAGAGAGTACGATAGGGATAAGAAATGTTTTAAACAGAGTCCTTTACACGATTGGAGTTCTCATGCTTGCGATTCCGTAAGGTATACAGCTTTAACAGTCGATAGAAACAAGCCAACGCCTAAAGAAGAATCATACAACAGATACAATAGCGAGTTCGATAGGTTTGCAGGAGTTTGAATTGACTTTTTTTCTGATTTGTGCTACTCATTCAGATGATTCCAATATAACAAGAACTTATGCGTGACCTTAAATATCCATCGGTAAGTGCTGTTGATTATTCAGAAGACGAGGTGAAGTACAGGGGTTATTTGATAGACAGACTGGAGAGGTCGAAGGCAAGCCGTGAGAAGAATTATACGGAGTTTGATGAGATGTCTTACACCGATTATTTTGAGAGCAATGCGAAGGCGGGCAACAGTTATATCAGACCGAAGAACAACGCAGAGGATGTTAGAGTGGTAACGGGGAAGACGAAGGAGAAGGTTGACGCTTTTGTAAGTGCTTTGTTGAATTACAATTTTGAGCCGAATGTACGGGCTTATGATGCGGAGAACAGAGAGTTTGCGAAAGTGGCAAGTGCGTTTGAAGCTTTGATATACAAGAGCAGGGAGCTTGAGTTACCAGACTACGAAACGAAGAAGCCGTTATACTACAGGGAGGCAACGGTGCAGGGTACAGCGATAATTGAAGATGCGATGATTGAGATTACCGAGATTGAAAAGGAGCTAATTGGCACGGACTGGACAGGGGCAAGTCAGATGAAGAAGACATGGAAAGAGAAGCCGAATCCAAAGATTACGAAGATATTAAATAGTAATCTGATAAGCGGGTTAAATTTCTTTCCTGGGAATATACATGACTTTTTCATGCACTCCCAACCTTTTGTATTTACCAGAGAGATAATAACTTACGAACAGGCTGGGAGTATGTTTAGTGGATGGAAACGATTTGCGAATGTTGGCGCATTGGTTAACAGATTGACAAGCCATATTGCAACAGGGAATGTGAAATATAACGATTGGAGTTTGGAAGAGCACGAGGAGGGTTTTGTTGAGTACATCAAGTATTTTGATAAGCCGAACAACGAATTTCAGATTATCTTGAATGGGGTGATGATGTTACCAGTTGGATTTCCATTGAGTGCATTGACTGGTGTTTGTGAGTACCCGATTGTTAAACTTGATATACAACCGATCGGAAGACACTTCTTTTACAGCAGAAGCTTGGTTGCGGATTGCAAGACCGACCAGAGTTTGTTGGATGAGTTCTACAGAATGTCGATTGTGAAGACGAGGAAGAGTATCAAGCCACCGATGGCGAACAACACTAGGAAACATCTCACGGATAGGATATTTGAGAGTGGCAGGATTACAGATGATATTGACCCGACAAAGTTGAGCGAGATTGGAACGAATCAGGGTGTTACAAGTTCCGAGTTTAATATGCTACAGTTCATACAGGATGTAATTGATAAGAAGAGCGTTTCGCCTGTATTCGAGGGGAATAGCCCTTCAGGTGCGCAGACAGCAACGGAAATAGTAGAGTTGAAGAAACAGTCGATTCAGAAGTTGGGAGGCGTTATATGGGGTGTAATCAACTTTGAGGAGAGCTTGGCATGGTTGAGATTGATGCTGATTTTAGAGTATTGGACTAAGACGGAGGATACGAAGGTTGATGAGAGCAGAGGGACTTTGAAAGCTATGTACAAGAGGTTCGAGGTTGAGGATGATATGGGAGACGGACAGAGCGGGACTCGTATGATTGAGTTTACGGAGGACATGTTGCCAGAAGAACAGTTGAGCGCGAAGGCTAGATTGTATAAGAAACGCCAAAAGAGGAATGTTAAGATTACACAGTTGAAACCTTCAGAGCTTAGAAATGCGAAGTTGAATTGGCAGATTACGATTACACCAACGGAGCGAGATAAGGATGCGCTTGATAAGGCAATGTTTATAGATTCGATTGCTAGAGGGAAACAGTTGTTCCCAAATGCAGGTTGGAACGACCAGTACTTACAAGAGCAGTACGCAATCAAGGCGGGATTAGACCCGGAGAAAGCGTTTATTAGTCCGGAAGAGCAACAACAGAAGCAGGAGCAGATGATGGCAATGATGCAACAACAGCAGATGCAGGGTGGTATGCAAGGTCAGCAAAGACAAGCAGGGCAGGCACAACGCGCTGGAGTGTCAGGGCAGGCACAACAGGCTGTTCGGGGCAGACAGGCGAGGGCAGGTTCTCAAATGAAACCTAGCCTTAATCGTTTAGCAAATGCGTAAAATCTTGGTGTATCTGTTAAAGAAGTTATACGGACTTGATATTCGTGATTTGATTCGTGAAGAGTTGAATATCACCACGAAAATTCTTGATTTAGAGAAACTGGAAGAGGATAAGCCGAAGTACCAGTTATTTTTGAATGACGCACATGCGTTGGCTTCCAACAAGGTATTGGATGTGATTGTGCATAATTTGACAGCGAGTGTTAATACTGGTACATTACATAAGGCGAGGACGATAAAACAGTTAATGTACGGGCATTTATCTTTGATTATCTTGGGGGAATTCAAAGAAGAAGTGCAACGATTAAACTCATTATGGGAATCCTCGCAAAAACAGACAGAGATATACGATAAACATGAAGGTGTTTAATTTTTTAATATAACAACATGACAGATGAACAACAAATAACTCCCGAACAGATTGAGGAGTTAAGAACAAAAGCACAGGAAGCTGAACAGCTAAAGGTTGAATTGGAAAAGTTGAAGAGTAAAGACATGAACTTCGAGAATTTAAGGAAGGCAAAAGAGGAAGAAGAGCGAAGAGCTAAAGAGGCAAACGATAAAAGAACAGAGGTTGAGAAGAAAGTTGATGAGAAGTTGTCGTCAATGGAGCGCCAACAAAAAGAATGGCGTGAGTCTTTAGTAAAAGAGAAAAAGGAATTGTACGTAAAAGACTTATGCGGAGATGACCAAGAGTTAAGAAAAAAGATTGAATACGAGATGACACAGCTAGTTGGCGATGAAGATACCGATGAAAGGATAAAAAACAAGCTGGAGCGTGCCTATACGCTCGTGATTGGCTCAAAGCCGATTGCTAGTGCGTTTGGTCGTCTTAGCGCCTCTCCTAGCGCACCCTATAAGCCGGAGGCAAAAAGATTCACAGACGGAGAAGATGGGCAGGGTGTGTTGAAAAAGTTTAATAAAAATGTCGATTGGTCGAAAGTCAAGACAGGTGGTTCTTATTTTGATAACTTATAAAAACTATGAACGCAAGATTCCAAGAATTGTTTAACAAGGGGTGGGTAAATTTGAATTCAGAAGAACGTGATGAGTATAAGAAGCTAAAAGAAGAGGAGGGTGAGAAGCCGGCAGATGATTATACTATGCTGAAAAAGCAGATGGAAGAGATGGCCAATGCTATTGCTACGCTAAAAGATGAGAAGGCTACCCTAGTAGCAGAGCGCAAGAAGTTTAATAAAGAGTTGGGTTATGGTGAATGGCAGGAGGCGGATGCTCTAAGACCACGCAAGCATACAGCTTGGTTAAAGTTGTATAATAAAAACCCTGATGAGGATAAAGGGCTTGTTATCTTCTGGAAGGTGCATGAGTACATCAGGAATCAACAGACTGGTGTGATTTTGAATACTATCTTTAAGATTAAGTGTTGGTATGGTAAGGATGATGTTCGAGAGTATCTATTGCCAATCGCTGAGTATGCAGCAATAACAGATAGAGAACAGGTTGATGTTGTGAATACTGATAAAAAGAAATTGGTAAAGAGGCATGGTAAAGTTCGCAGAGGAGTTAAGATTGGCGGATATACATACTCGCAAGGGTTGAGTTCTCTTGATGTTGAGAAAAAGGATGGTGGAGATTGGGTAGACTTGGAAGAAGTGATGGACAAGATTGTTGTTACGATAAGGAGAGCTGATGGGGATGAGATGATAATAGATGCAAAATATCTTAATAACTAAAACCAAATGGCGAAAAAATTAACAGAAAAAGAAAAGCAGACAATACAAAAAGCTAAGGATAATTTAACAGAGAAGAGTTTGGCTTTTATCAACATGGATATACTCCCGGAGTTGAGAGAGTCGGAGTTGCCTTTCTGTGATTATCTGTATATCACTCAAAGGATGAGAGATATTCTAGATGAGAAGATTGAGTTCATAAACTTCTTCGACAAGAGCATACAAGAGATGAGGAAGGCGATGTTGAAGAGTAATTTTGAAGAGGCCAAATCTCGTAAGGTTAAGATTCCAAAGAACGCAGATGAAAGACAAATGAGATGCGAGAAGCTGGCAAAAGTCCTAGCTGATAAACTGTTCGACATAGGATTGCCAGATGATGAATACTTGGAGCTGATAGTGACCAATGACAATGAGCTTACTCTCCGTATGCTTACCAATAGCATGATAGATACAGTTTCTAGTTGGCTAGAGGGGGCAGTTGTAGAAAGCGAGAAGAAAGCAAATAAGAAGCTGTGGGGAGATAAGGAGAGAGAAGACAGAACTTTCAAACAGCTTAACAAGATTCTAGAATGAAAAAAGTCTTTATAGCAGTACCAACATGGAACGGGACTATACCCGTTGAATTGATGGCAAATCTCGTAAGTATGCGCATGCCGGAAGGATATGAAAAGTATTTTGGATATACGAAGAGGACAATGGTAGACGTAGCCAGAAACATGCTTGCTAACGGATTTTTACAACAGGGGTATGATTATCTGTTCTTTGTTGATGATGATACAATCCCGGCTGTTGATACGTTAGAACAGATGATAAAGCTCGATAAAGATATTGTTGGAGTGCCAGTACCAGCCCGTGCAAATGCAGGTGAGGATAGGCTATGTATGTATGGCAAAGATAAAAGTGGACAGTTGAATAAGCTGAAGAAGGCAAGAAAGATATTTGCTTGTGGTATGAGTTGCACTTTAATCAAGCGCAAGGTTGTAGAGGCCTTGGCAAAGAAGTACGATTATCCTTTTGATTTTCAAGTGATTAAGGGAGTGAAATATCATGAAGACATAAACTTCTGCAGGAAAGCTAATCTATTAGGATTTGAAGTATGGGCAACGCCATTGAGGGTAAATCCGTATCATATTGGCAATCCGATTGCGTACACTTATGAACAGGATGGTATCAAATCTTTAGTACTCCCATAAAAAGACTTGCTTTATTTTAGTCTTTGTGCTAGTAATCTATTGACATCGGGAGAGCATTAGTTCTCCCACCTCGCCGCCCAATGCGTCATTTGGGATGTTAAGACTTTAATATCCTTTTGGCGCATTTTTTAGTTTAAACAAATACGCCAGTAGGATAAGACCGGCGTAACTTTCGCATACTCGCCAAGCGGACAGCTCCTTAGAAGAGCAAATTTTTATTTCCTAATCAAGGATTATATGACATTCTCGCCAGCAAGCGGTACATGGAAAGTCATCAGAACACCATCTAAAGCATCTACGACTTACACAGTAGGTTCATTGATAGCAAATGATAGTACGAATGATGTCATGGCTACTGCACAGACACAACAGTACATCAGAGGTATTCTATTAGAAGCTAAATCTTCTGCTTCAGCAGGAACAGCTCCATTATCTATTCTAGCTCCTGTTGGAGTTGGATGCACGATGCTTGGAGATATGTACACAGGAGAAACGCTCGCAGCAGCAAATGTCGGAGCTTGTTTTGATATAAAATCTACAGGTTACGAAGTTTCTACAGCTACAACTTACAAACCTTTGCAGTTGACTAAATACATCTCTACTACAAAAGGAGAGTTTGCATTTAACTACACAACAGGTATTGAGAACTAGAATCTTACTATTTAACTAACTAATAATTTATGTCAACAAGTTTAATCAGTTCGCTGTCATACACGCAGTTTGCTGATACGACAGCTAGAATTTTCTACGGCGGAAAAGATTTGCCAGAAGTTGCAGACTTGGCAGACGTTATGAGTCTTTACAAGATTGATTCAATCCCTATGGGGACTGGAGAACAGAGAGTATATGATGAGATTGATGGTGAAACATACGCTCATTTCAAGGCTCAAGGTTCTGATGCTACAAAGACTCAAACAGTAGCAGGCTACAGCAAGACTATGTATGTAAGACGTTTTGCTGCTGAAATCGATATCACATACGAAGCAAGAGCATACGGCAAGGAACAAGAAGTAATCAGGAAGTTAACTTCTTTGGCTACATTCTGTCCTCAAAAGATGGCTCTTGATTTGACTCATCGTTTCTCTTTCGCAACAGCTACGGCTTATACGGATATGGATGGTGAATCAGTTGATATATCAATGGGTGATACTCTAGCTATGACTTCTGCAAGCCATACATTGACGGGTTCATCTTCTTTATATTCAACAGTAATCACTTCAAACCCACAATTCTCACAAGGTTCTTATGAGGTTGCAGTTGGTAGAGCAAACAGCCAAGTCTTGAATAACTTCGGTGAAATCAGACTTTCTTCTGCTCAACCGGTTGTAGTTACTTCTAACGACCCTTCAACAGTAAGAGAAGTTAGACAACTTTTGACTTCAACTGCTGATGTTGATGGCGCACACGCTGGTATCACAAACGTCTACAAGAATATGTTCAGACACGTTATTCTTCCACGTCTTGATACTACAGCTACAGGAGCAAAAGACTCTACAAAGAGCAAATACTGGTTCTACATTTTGCCAGAGGTTGCAGAATTGCACTTAGGTGTATGGGAACAACCACATCTAAAGATGCCAGCAGAAGGCAACAATGGTGAGGATTTGCACAATGATAACTGGACTTTCGGTTGCAGATGCGGTTATGGAATCGCAATCCCTACAGCTCGCGGAATTTTCCACAGTACGGGTTTAGGTGCATAAATTCTAGTTTTGTCAAGTTTTATTTCAATCTTGTTTATCCGTGTAGGCTTAGGCCGAGGTGGTGGAGGTGGATAGATGAGAGATAACTAATCAAATATGTATAATCAAAACTCAGGGTACGGTGCAGCAATTCTAAACATGGTTGCTTCACAAGTACCAACATTCGGTAGGATATTCGTAGTTTTCAATTCTGGTGATACTGATGAGGGCAATTATCAGATGATGCAAGATATTGCAAAGACTGACCCAAATGGTGTTGTTAGATTCTACACGAGCTTGTCAGATGCTTACGATGCAACTGAAAGCAACAACAACGATGTTATTTTGCTCGATGCAAATAGCACTCATTCGTTGAGTTCAGGTTTGGCTATCACCAAAAACAGAGTCCACTTTATGGGTATGGATGGTGGCGATAGACTTGTGCAACAGGGTGCAAAAGTACAACTTGCTGCAGCTGCTACTACGGCCTATGTTATGAAAAACACAGGTGTTCGCAATAGCTTCCGTAATATCAAGTTTATTCAAGCTGCTACTGCTGCTACCGGATTAACAGTAGTACAAGATGGTGGTGAAGGTGGGCTTTATAAAAATTGTTCATTTGTATTTGCAACAGCAGAGAATCTCGACCAGACAGATTGTTTTGAATTTGTCGCCGGTTCAGATAGCAATACTTATATCAACTGCACATTTGGAGCTGATACACTTTTGACTTCTGCTGCAAGAGCAGTAATGAGTATCGACCAAGTAACATCAGGACAAGAATTTAAGTCCAACATTTTCAAAGACTGCACATGGATTATATCTTCGTCATCTAGTACAGCTACACACATCAGACTTTCTGCAGTAGGCGACATTTTGTATTCAAACCTATTCGATAGATGTAACTTTGTTGCATCTGTAGATTCTGCTGGTGGTGCTGCAATAGCTGAAAGCGTACAAACAGGTACAGGAACAGTTAAAGGTGTTCTTTGTTTCTCACATCCTGCAACTTTCAATTCAACTGATTTTGCTACTGCTACAAGCGGAAGAAATACAGCAATCCAAATGGTTGGTGTTGTAACTACTGCTGGAACAGGTGGTATTGGTGTTACTCCAACAGCTTAGTAATTTAAAATAAATTCTTATGGCTAGACCAAAGAAAGTAAAGGTAATAGAAGAGGCAGCAAAGGTTGAGGAAACGCCTGTAATTGTAGAACAACCTGTTGAGCTTCCGAAATTCCCTTATACAGTAAAGCTGAATGGTGCTCGCATCATAGTCGTTGGCCACTCTAAAGACGCCAAAGGAGCATTGCTCTTGAACGCTAGTGATGGATGTACCTATCATGCTGAATAAGATTTAGAGGAGGAGGGGGTGAGCTAACGGTTCGGCTCGCCTCCTCAAAAATCCGATTCAGCTACTATAATTTAAAACAATAATATATGACTCTATTAGAAGGACAGGCTAATGTTAAGCCACAAACGCCGATGCCAGTTGAGCGTATTGATGATTCCTGCGTAGTCACCGCAGTAAGTGGTGAAACTTTCGTATGGTATTATCTCAATTCAACAGTATGGGCTGCAGGAGTAGGACAAGCAGCTAAAACGATAGTATGGGGCAAGACGACTTATGATAACATCTTAAATTCTTCTGCTTCTGCTATTGGTAGTTACAACGATACTTCGGTATCTTTCGCAGCAGCAGACAGAGCGGCGACTAAAGTATCAATACCTGAAGAAGTATTTTCAGCAATGGTTACGATGAGTCCGGCAGACCAGAAGGCAACAATTACGCCTTATCTCGCAACTGCTGGTGATTATGCAATTGACCATCGCAGAGGTATGGTATGGTTAAATTCAAAGGCTACAGTAGCTAATGATTCAATAAGTTATTCTTACAGAACCCCAACAACAGGAGGAAGTGCTGGGGATAAAGTTGATATTATAAAGATAAATGGCGATGCAGTAGCCGCAGCAAATACAGCGAGAACAACTGCTACGAAAGTCATCCCAACGCAAAACATTGGAGCTGATGGTACAGTACCTCCAACTGGTTCACTTCTCACAAATGCGCCTTTTGCTAAGATTACAGATGGTACTAGCAATTTAACTCTTGGTACTGGCACAACTAAAACAGTTCCAGCAGAATTGAATGACGGTACTACTAAGATTGTATTTGGAACTGGCACGACCAAGAACGTTCCAGTTGGATTAAACGATGGGACTACGGCTATTACTTTTGGTACGGGGACGCAAAAAACTGTACCTACTGCAATAAGTGACGGTACAAGTGAAGTTGACGTTATCGCTACAATCAATTCGATGAAGACAGATTTGTCATCTGTAGCAGGAACGGCAACTGTTACGGCAGGTGTAAATGGTTTACAAGCTATTGGAGGGAATACGGCACATGATGGAATAGACGCTGGGAATCCTATCAAGATTGGTTTCAAAGCTGTTGACCCCACTTCTCTACCTGCCGATGTTAGTGCTAGTGATAGAGTTGATGCTATCGGTTCTCTAAAAGGTGAAACTTTAGTTTACAATACTAGGCTGGGAGCAGGAGAAGACCAGACAAATAATATAACAGCAGTTGTTGTAAAACCTATTGCTGTTAATACTTACGCACTTTCAACAGATATACCTGCTGCATTAGAGGCAAGTACCGTAACGAAAGCAAGCGCAGGAAATGTATATGTTTGCAGAGGAAGATTGGATTCAACTGCTGCAAGTGGAACTTATTATATACAACTTTTAAACGCATCTTCTTTGCCTGCTGATGGTGCTGTAACGCACTTGAAAGCTCCGTTTAAGATAATCCACACAACTGGTACAGATTCATTCTGGGATTTCGAGATTAACTGCAATTATCCTGTATATGCTTCTACTGGTATCGTTGTTTGTTTATCTAGCACAGAGTTTACAAAGACAATCGGAGGCAGCTATCTATCTACAAACGTTTCATATCTATAATTAAACTTATATGACTCCTTTAACACAGAACTACCCACCTCTAACGCAGATTACGGCAAAGGCAGCGGCAAATCTTCCACAGTCGACCGCTGGTGCTTTGTTTAACGTAACTGGCAGGGTGGCGATATTCGCTCTTGAATTAGAAGTAGGAACAGCAATTCAAGACCAAGCGAACAACACTAAACTGCAATACAACCCTACGAATGGAAGTACGACAGATATAACTGCTGCATTGAATATACAGAACGACCCTACGAGGACAAGATATTATGCAACATCAACAAACACAGATGCCATGAAAGAGGCGGCTGACGGAGCTGTTAGCTTCCCGTTCTTTTCAAGCCCTCTTACATTCCCAGCAGGTGCAGTCGAATTAGATTGCGCTGCTTCGAATACAGGTACGGTTTCTGCGGTTATACATTGGTCACCTTTAACACCAGGTTCAACTGTAACTTCTGCTTAATATGCAAACTTCTTATAAATTCTGGTACATAACAAGAAGCGATGACGGCTACATCTTAGAAGCTGCTATCCGTTTCTATGAAGGCGAAACTGCCAAAAGACGAGAATATAAAGAAGATGGGTCTTACAATATGGTTACTAAATACAGAAGAGCGAAACAGCTTACACGAGAAGATATGTCTCATTTTGCTGACAAGCGAACTAAAAAAGAGGCGAATGGAAATGATACTGTTGTTTTTACTCAAGGCGATTTCGGACAGATTAAAACAGACCAAGAACTTGTTTCGTTTTTGAACATGCAGTTGGCAAAGGATTCAAGTAGAACACCTATTAACGAACAAACAGCATGACAGTAACAACCTTTTATTCGGCGGCAGGAGATGGGATTGTATATACAGCAGATAAAGCTGCATGGGCTGATGCGCAAGGGGCTGCTGATGGCGATGGCGCAGTAGAAATTGCCTCTGCTGATGGAGCAAGGTCTATGTTCCAAGCAGACGGTAACTTCGCAATATCAAGAGATTATTTCCCTATTGATACATCTGCGCTACCAGATACAGACGTTATATCCGCTGCTAAATTGCAGATATATGTAATTTCTATTACCGACCAAGACAATGACGACCAAGCGTATCTAGCCGTGATTCAAACCACGCAAGCTAGTACGGCTTCTCTTGCGGTTGGAGATTATGACGCTGTTGGCACAACAAAAGGTTCGTCTAATTACGATATTACTTCTATATCTACTGGCGGATATTACGATTATTCCTTAAACGCAACTGGTATCGGGTGGATAGATAAGACTGGTTATACAAAACTAGGCATAAGAGAAGGACACGACTTGGAAAACACAGCAATAGATTCAAGTGGTGGAGAGAAGAAGAATTGTGCAAGCCATTATTATACGGAAGAAGCAGATGTTACAAAAGACCCGAAGCTAGAAGTTACTCATGCAGCCGCAGCAACAACAGGAAGACTTCCACAATTATCTTATTATTATAAATAAACACACTATGGCAACATTTGAAAAACGCAACGTTACTTATCTCGAAAACGAGGTAGGTGCAAAAGTAAAAACAGTCTGTGAAGCAAAGTTTATTAGAGATGATGCAGTAGAGAGTGAATGGCAAAGATACGAGGTCGACGGAGAAGATAGCGCAAAGCTAGATGAGGAATTGCAAAAAGCAGCAGATGAATACAACACAAGAACAATAATCTAAATTCTATGGCTAGAACAGCTATTACTTCAGCTAGGACGGCAATCGCATCGGCTAGAACAGCTATCGCAACACGAAGACCAGTCGTAAGAGATTTCCCATATTCTATTCGGCTGTCAGGAGCTTCGTCTTATTTCAATATACCCAACGCAAACGCTTTGGAAGATTTGTTTGTAGGTGGGTCAAGTTTCATTACGTGGTTTAAGGCAGAGGCATCTTCTGCTGCTGTCGTATTCCCGATATATTCCCCTACTTCGTCAGTACAGGGTTGGTGGCTGCAATTTGATTCAGGTGGTACTTATCCTGTTAATAGAGTTAGATTTGGGTCTGCTTATACCGCTTCAAACAGGCTTTACAAAACACCATTACTAAGCCTGCCATATAACAGATGGATTTGTGCCCAGGTTTCATACAATGCGAGTACGCCAGAAACAGTACCGATTATAACATTGAATGGCGTTAATCAAACGATTACAGCAAGTGGAACTGGAACGGAATACCTTACCGATGATACTAAAGCATGGCGTAGTTCAAACGGGGCGGCTAACACTAATTTAGTAGTAGGCGGAGAGATGAGATGGATAAAAGGGAAGCAGATGACGTTAACGGAAATGCAGGATTATTATTACGACAATACTATCCCTGTTGGCGGTACTCTTTTAGCACATTATAAATTCGCAGATGGTGCTGGGGCGTCTGTTACAGATGCAAGTGGAAACGGGAATACCATGAGTCTTAATGGAACTTATGAATGGTTAGCAAATGAAGGCCCAGAAATGGGCAAACTTAGAACAGTAATCTCTTAAATTTATGAGTGGACAAATAACATGGGCTGCAATTCAGGCATTAAACACAGCTGCTCCTGCAACTCCTACGGTGGGGTCGGCGTATGACGTTCTCCACGATATAGAGGAACACATACACTCCGCTCAAAAAGTTTATCCTACACTCGCAGCAGGTATAACTGCTACTGGGGGTGCAGGAGCTTGGCAATTAGGCGATTTTATAGAAGTAGTTCCTGCTAGTACGATTACAAGCACTTTCGATATACACTTTCTAAACGTGGCTGCCGCTTCGGCTTCAGACACTTATGAACTTGTTCTGTATTATGGAGAGTCAGATACGGAATGTGGCAGGGCAAGAATCACTAGAGCTTCAGGTACAAATAGCGTTGCGCCTACACCTATGACAACACCAAAAATACCAGCCAACTCAAAAATAAGAGCAAAGGTAGCATCATCAAGTGGAGGTGGCGATACTCTGACGTTCTCGATATTTTATCATACTTACTAAGAGGCTCGAATAATTTAATTTAAAAATATGGCTACGGCAAAAAGTCTTTCAATACCACAGATTCTATCGGTTGAAAAATCGGTTATAAGAATCAAACATCCTGATATTTCAAATTATCCGAGAACTTATCTTGGGACTGAATTGGCGGCTGGTGGGACTGCTGCTAGTTTCCTTGATAATAATATGTTTGCCGATGATGATTGGTTTATTATGGGAGAGATTGGGGATGAGAAAACAGAAGAGGGTGATGTAAATGGAGCTGTTACTAGAGGTACTTCGGTAACGATAACAAATACAAATAAGTTCGCACACGAGGTAGATTGTCCTGTTACAAAGATATTCGAGAGAGGTTTCAAGATATATGGAGCTGCAACATCTGGCGGTGCTGGTACTTTAATCGCTTCTATTGATGCTAAGACCGCAAGTGCTAATCAGTTAGCTGATGCGATAATGATTCAATGGAACAAGCCTTATAATGAATATACGCTGATTTCTACTGATACGGCGTATGCGTATTATTATGCTGTCTTCACAGATGGTACTACAGATAGTTCTGCTTCTGATTATGTTTCTTCTTCAGGACTAGGTTCAAGTTCTGCCTATAAGATGATACAAAATGCGCTTGATTTAACAGGAGCGCAGATGCAAGAGAATGGCGAAATGAATCCGGACTTTCTTTTGAGGAGCGTACAGGATTGGCAAGATTATGTTACTCAATATATCGACCCCTCCACAGGAGTGAAAAAAGATTGGAGCTGGGAATTTATAGAAGATAATACGGCTCTTACGCTTGTAACAGATGAAAATAGATACGCATTGAGCGGATTAACTTATGGGATGAAGTATGGAGAAACGAAACAGTCTGTTCTAAATATCAGAGTAGGTAAGTACCGAACCGAATATATGCCTATTGATGTTTTTGATAGGAGTCTTGAGGGTCGTGTTTATTCTCAAGTAACAACGGCGGCGAGTATCGGTGCTACCTCTCTGGTACTTGATGATAGCTCTATGTTCGATTCTAGTGGGTCTGTAAATGTTGGAGGCAATTCTCTTACATATACTGCAAATTCATCTGATACATTATCAGGAATCCCTGCAAGTGGTACTGGTTCTATAACTGTTAATATCGCTGCGGGCAGGACTTGTTGGCAAGAAGCATATAGTGGTCGCCCACAGTATTGGACTATCTTTAACGGTTATCTATATTTCAATAGACCTGCGGAGAGTAACTTGAGTGGCTATCCAATCAAGATTAAGTATATCAAGTCACTTACTCCGATTACAGATATGTCAGATACAACGGAGATACCTTTCTATAATATCGCACAGTACTACATAGCTTATAAGATTGAGCTTAAGAGAGGCAATATGGATAAGGCTGTAACTTATAAGACGTTGCATGACCAAGCACTTCTATCAAATGCAAATTCAGATAGAGCTTATTCTCTTGATACATACAGATACTACAGATTCGGTGGAGATGATTTATCTGATAGAAGTCGTCAGGATTGGAACTCGGATGTTTATTACACAAACTACTAATATGGCTAAAGCATATCTTTCAAACTGGATAAAGGGAGCAAATCAAGCTGTTAATCCAATGTTAATGGATGACAACTCGTTTAGAGTTATGAATGGTGGAGTTATTTCTTATAAGCTGGGGGCTTTGACAAAAGACCTTGGATACTACAGGATTGGTGACGTAGCAAGTGCAGCTAAATCAATCACAGGTCTTTATAACTTCAGACAGTCGAGTGCAACGCAAAAGATATTAAGAACAAAGAATGATGATACTGGAGCGAATCTACTGTTGCAATACAACAACGGTGGTACTTGGACTAACATAAACACGGGTACAACTTATAACGCTTTTGAAGATGCGAAGGTGGAGTTTGAATCCTTTATAGGATATTGCTTCCCTGTTGGCTATGATTCTACTGATGGAGCATGGTTGCCAGTAGGGAGTTTAACTAATACTACTTTCTCGACTTCTACTTGTGTAACGAATATGCCAAATGCGAAATATATTAAGCGTTATCGTGATAGGTTGTATGTGGCTAATTGCTATAATAGTGGCGCGTATCCTTATCGAGTATATTTTAGTTCTGTTCCAAGCGCTGGTGCTATAACTTGGACTCCTGCAACGGACTTCATAGACATAGACTATTCAGAAGAAATAATAGCTATGGGTGAGAACTGGGATTATCTCCTGATTTTCACAGAGTACATGGCGTATTATTATAATCAGACTTCTTTCAAGAAATTATGGGATGTTGGTTGTTCTTCTCATAGAACGCTTAAAAACTATAGCGCATATATGATTTGGGCTAATAGTGATGGAGTATGGGTGTCTGCGAACATGGGAAGGCCACAGAACATTGCTGGCAACGTAATCGACTTTATACGAGGCGGAACACCATCTAACTTCTTCGCTGAAGTAATAGATGAAGAATATCATCTCTATGTAGGTAACGTAACTGTAGACGGCGTAGCTTATGCAAATGTTGATTTGGTATTCAACTTTGCTACTAGTACTTGGAGATGGAGAGAGCTTGGTACTGCGATGAGTATATTCGCTCGCTACAACAGCTCCGGCGTACAGAGATTATATATGGGTTCTACTGTTGGGGATGTATGGGATAAATCAAAATACACAGACTCTACAAAGTATTATGCTGATAACTATGTAAGCGCATATTCTACGGCAACTGATATATCTGTTAATTGTGAAACTAAACCATATTATTTTGACGACCCTTCTATCAGGAAAAGACTTGAAAGAGTTACTGTATTTTCCGATAGAGCTATCGGGTGTCAGCTTAAGATGAGAGTATTTGATAAGAACACAAGAGCTTTGAAACCTTATGTATCAATCGGACAGCTTACGAAATATATCAACGTGTTCGATGGAAATGATGTTGAATTTAACATGGTACAGTTTGAGTTTGTCGAGAGTTCTAAAAATCCATACTTCTCAATTCTTGGAATGGTTGTAGAGTATGAAGACATATCTATTCCAAACATAAGCAAGAAATAATGGTTCAAATTTCCGACCTCGGATTTTCTTTAAACCGAGCCGACATATCGCTACAGTATAATACAGCATTTGATGAAGATGTTATTGATTCCGTATTCCCTGTTATAACGGAGGAGGATGTAGATACTCAATCAACGACTGCTGTTAATACTATTTCAGGAGATAAGATTTCAGAGTTGAGTGTTGATAAGCTAACTGCTGGAACAATCTCTTCCAAGAAGATGACGCTTGATGTTGTAGATGGACAAGGCGATGTGTACTTTGCAGCGGGCAAGACCGATTTCACCAATACCGAATCAGGGTTTATCTTGGGTATAGATGATTCGGATAGCAATAAAGCTAAGTTCTATCTTGGGGATAGCACTACCTATCTTTCATGGGATGGTACTACTCTATCTATCGTTGGTGGGTTTAATGTTACGGAGATAAATATACCTGATGAAGATACTACTGCTGATTCTTTCCACGTTGAAACAGATGGTGATACATGGTGGGGATGTACTCATACTAATTTTACTGCTGATAATGATAACGCAACTGCGTATGTATTAAAAAGTGGTAAAGCTAAATTCCAAGACGTTGAAACGAAAGGTACGATACACGGGTCTGTATTTAAATATGATGTTGCATCTGCTGTTGGTGGCCAGTTAATAGTCACTAATGCAGATAAAATATCGACAAGCATGACGGCGTTGGATGCTTCTACTTTAACAATAGAGGGCAATACAACGTTTGCAGCTAATGATATGCTCTATATAAGGGCTGATAACGGAGGTGGAATACAGGAGGAGTATATGAGAGTAACAAGTGCTGCTTCTGCGCCTACATATTCTGTTACCAGAGATTTGGCTAGTGCCTATTCTGCAAATGCTAATCCTGCATGGAAGGCTGGTACTGCGGTTATGAAGATTGGTGAATCAGATGGAGCTGCAACATATTCAGGTGGATGGTTGAGGCTGTACGGAGAAGGTACTAACGCTCCATACTATTCAGTCTATTCAAGAACAGGGGTAGCTTATAACGGATATTCTGAAAGAGTGAGATTAGGGAATCTTAATGGTACTGCCGGCTTTGTTGCTGATACTTATGGTATCTTCATAGGAGATTATACGAATAATCAATATCTTACATATGACGATGTATCAGGAGTATTAAACGTGAATGGTTCTGATTTAAGTCTTAATGGTTTTTATGGGAATGGTAAAGATGGAGATGTGACAATAAGCGTTGATACAACTCTTACGAGTGATATGTTTTATGACGATTTAACTGTTAATAATGGTGTTACGTTAAATACTGGTAGTTATAGAGTTTTTGTAAAAGGGACTTGTACTAATAATGGTACGATAGCAAGAAATGGAGTGGCTGGTGGAAATGGTGGAAATGGTGTAACCCCATCCTCTGAAACAACGGCGGCCGGAGGTACTGCTGGTACTGCTGGTACTGCTCTCTCTGCTGGTTCTTTGGCAGGTGTTGATGCAGGACAGGCAGGGAAGGCAGGAGCCGATGGTAAAACAACTAACAATAATGGAGGAGCTGGAGTAGCAGGTGGAACTGGAACTACTAGAAATGTAACACTAGTATCTTCTCAAAATGGGGTAGCTGGTGGCCAAGGTGGACTTTCAGGAGGATATACAGTAGGTACTGCTGGAGCAGCAGGTACGGCAGGTTCAACAACTGGAGTTACAAATTTACCATATTCAGTAACTCCTGCTTATAATCTTTACGATTTCGTGGCTACAAGTATTATAAGTTCGGCAGCTAATAATGGAGGGTCTGGTTCTGGTGGGAGTGGAGCAACTGCTTGTACTGGTACAGGAAAAGCTGCAACTGGTGGTGGTGGTGGCAGCGGTGGATGTGGTTCTAATGGAGGAATTGTTTGCCTATTTGCAAGATTTTTAGTTAATAATGGAGTTATAAGTGCTAATGGAGGTAACGGGGGAAATGGTGGTAACGCAGGAAGTCCGTGGATAAACGGATTGCTACAATCAAGTGGAGCTGGTTCCGGTGGTGGAGGAGGAGGAGATGGTGGTAATGGCGGATTAGTAGTATGTGTATATAATAGAAAGACTGGTTCTGGGACAATTACGGCAACTGGTGGAACTGGCGGGACTGGTGGGAGTAAATCGCTTGCAACATATACGGCGGG